GTCGACAGGTCAGCGGCACCCACCTTGGCACCCATGGCGCTCGTCTTCAGCACGTTCAGCGCGTCAGCACCATGGAAGCCTGCGGACTCGACCATGTACAGGCCGGACGTTAGATCCTTGGTGCTCTGCCCAACCTGGCCAGCCATCGTCAGGACCCCGTTAGAGACAAGGTCCATGTTCTTCGCTGCTTCGCCAGCACCAGTGCGAACACGGGTCATCTGGGTCTGGAAATCAGCAGCCATGTGCACTGTCTTGGCAGCAGCGACAGCAGCAGCAACGCCAATGCCCATGAGCGCTGCCTTACCGACACCACCAAGCTTGGCCATGCTTCCGCCACCTTCGCGCTCGACCGAGCCAAGCTCAGCCTTTACGCCGCGCGCCGTAGCCATGAAGCCAGTGGACTTACCGAGAAACTCAATGAATACCGGAGGCAGCGCGCTCACGGTTCTACCTCCCTAGGTCACGTACGGATTTCCGTAGGTGGCTCACTTGTTCTTCACCGCTGTCCCCCACGCTGCTTCGAAGATGGCGCGCACCTTGGGAGTTGCCTTGTCAACGCCAGGCTTGAAGTACGGGAACTTCCCTTCGATGGTGGCCTTATAGCGGTTCTGATATCCGCCTTCGCCACCAGACATGACCACCTGGGAATACGAACCCATGCCTTCAAGACGTGGCTTCTTGCTCTTCCGGATCGAGCGGTAAAGGCTTCCGGTCAACTGACCAGGGCCACCACTGCGACGGATCACATGCGGATTGCGGTTGAGGTTCACGCCAATCTGACCGGTGACCTTGTCTCGGCCCTTTCGGTCCCAGCGAGGCTCACCACGCATGCCGCCCCGGATACGAGTACGGGTGTAGGAAGTTGCCTTACCCAGCGCTTTGCGCGTGCCTTCGTTGCTGGCAAGTATCTTGCGGTCGAGCGAAGCGCTAACTTCCCGAATCCCTCGAATGGCTACGCCGAATTCATCAGCCATTGGAACGCTCCTCTACGATCTTTCGAGCTTTATCAACGGCGTCATCTACGGCGAGTAGCCAGTCAAGGGACACAGCGGATTCCCCATCAAGGTCGGACGGGCGACAATGCAGCAGTGTGCAGAGTCGCCACGTCCGGTATTCCTCGCTGGGGATTTCATCCGCTGTGTAGTTGCTCCCACCCTTGTGGGATAGAGCCTCCGTTAGGCGACGGAGGCCACGGAAGGGGACGCAGGGTCAGGGTTCGGCTCGAAGTCAGGGTTTAGCTGAGCCAGGAACGGCGAGACAGCAGCGCGAAGCGCGTCTAGGTCCCGCCCAGGGAGATCCTGAACGGCGTCAGCGCTGACGACGAAGCCGAAGGACCAACCGGCGACCATGGCAGCGACAAGGGCGTCATTCAGCTCTTCGAGCAGATCGAAGGCTTCGCCCATACCGGCCGCAATCTTCAGTTGCTGGTCAGGGGTTAGCTCAGTGCCGTTGCCCTGTGCCTCAGCTTCCTTGACAGCGTTGACGAAGGCGGGAAGACCAGCAAGCTTGGTCTGAATGCGCTTGATGGGTCGGCGCTGGCGCTCGGTCACGTCGCAAACCTCACGAAGGTCAGCGGTAGCGCCGGAAGGAAGGGTTAGATGCTGCATTACTTGTACGTCCCGGAAGTCACGGCATTCTGAACGGTCACCTTGATAGGGGAGTATCCGCCCGAAGTACCTATGTCAGTGGTGTTGGCAATCGCGGTCCACGTAATCGGGACTTCGACGTAATCCTTACCGCGCGTGATGTCCGCAGCGCTGATAGCGCACTTGGACATGTGGAGCTTGAGACCAACCACGGTGGGGCCAGTGCCAGCGGTGAAGTTGAATTCGATCGCAGGCTTCGCGTTGGTCAGGTACTGAGTCAGGAAGCTGTCATCTTCCATAATCAGAGTGGCCTTACCGTCCACCTGAACGGGGCCGGACCACAGCGAAGATGGCTGCTGCGTACCGTCAATCGCGTTGATGACAGTCACAGTGCGCTTGATGGTGACTTCGCCATCGATCACGCCAGCCTGGGCGGTACCGCCAATCGTCACGGTTCCCTGCCAACCCACCATGGGCGGGACAGAGCTGAAGGACGTGGTTGGAGCAGTCGCAGGGACGGAACCGTAAGTGGTCGTCTTCGCGCTGTAGGTCAGAAGACCATCATCCGAGAACTTGAAACCAAGCTCAGAGAACTTCGCCGAAGCGTACTGGCGATTTCCGGCGACGTAGTTGTCATTCAGGGTGTAGGTGGGAGGCTGACCCGTACCCGTGTTCAGGACGCTGAAGGCGTGAGAGAACGGGGCGCTAGCGCCGGTCGTGGTGACGTCGCCCAGGATGCCAGCGAGAGGGAATCCAACCGTGTCCGGGAAGACATCGCCGTCATAGTCGAGAGTGGCGTAAAGCGTGCCAGCAATCTCGTCATAGACGTCCGTGAAGCTTCCCCGGTAACCCTTGTCCTGTAGAAGGGTCAGGTTGTCCTTCGGGGTGACCTGGGTAACCGGAATGAAGTTGCTGGACGCAACCGGCGTACCGGGCGTGACTTCCTTCGCAATTCCCAGGAACGATAGCTGTGTTGCCTTCGGCATTAGTTGCCAACCTCCGGGGCGTCAGCGGGCGCAGGAGCAGGAGCAACCGGCGCTAGGGGAGTGGTGGGAGCAGGAGCAGAGCCCTTCGGCTGAAAGCGTCCGTCCCCAGGGTCAGTGTCAAGCGTCACGACGTCGCCAGGCTTCACGTCCAGCGAGAGTGACGGGTAATAGCGCGCTTCGGCGCCTGTGTACGTGAAGTCCGGCATTAGATCCTCGTTACGCACTCGATTTCGAGAGTTACAGTGGCGCGCTTACCGGCGTGGTCGGCGTCCCATTCGACTTCGGCGTCATCGCTCTTCGGCTGTGACTTGATGACGTGTCCGCCAAGGGTGATGTCCGTGCGGACAAGCGCAATCACGCCGTTGGCAATGTCCATGGCGCGCTGATAGGCAACCTGGCCAGAGTCAGCAGCGCGGAAGACGTCAATGACGATTTCAACGGAGTAGGTCTCATCGAGCCAGCCAGCGCCACCCCCGCCGATCATTGAGCCCACGCTGAGCTGACGACGGACACGGCCAATGGCCACGATGTCATCAGGCTCATTCGGCCCAGGCTGATCGAAACAGACGAGCAGCGAGGCACGGACGTTGTTGGGGTCAGGGGCGATTCCGGCGGAACATTGGTCGAAGAGCCACTGTCGGACCGCTGGGGCGGTTGAGTTGGGAATCACTAGGCGATACCTGGTCCTCTGTAGTACGCCTGCCAGAGTTCCAGCACGCGCGAAGGAATGGCGAAGCCAGTAGGAACCACCGCTTCACCTCCGTCATAGGCGCCCGCGTTGAACTTCGGCCTACCGCCACCCTGCTGCGTCATCTGCCATAGGTGCCGGATCAGTTCCAGCACACCCAGGCGGACGGACCAGGGAACGGCGCCAGCGCGCCCAGCGGAGTACACAACCTTGATGTTCTTCGTGCCGAAGGCGAAGGCAGCAGCGTCCCCGCCCAGCGTCCGCCTGGTGAGCGCCCCCGTGTTGTAGTCCACGGTGTACGCGAAGGCGTCAGTCTGTCCGCCTAGTGGCTGCTCGGTCAGCGGGAATGCGCTCAGGCCGTAGTACTCGGTCACGCTGAGCACGCTGGCAACCGGCGTGAAGGCAGGCATGATGCTCGACGTCCCGCCATCGAAGAACTCAGTGTGAGTCTCTGGGATGAAGGGCCCGCAGTGATTACGGGCCATCTCACCCGCAGCGAGGATGAAGCCTTGAAGCTCGTCATCCTGCCGGTTGTCGTTCGCTGGGATGTTCAGGTGAGCCTTGACGCTCGACAGGTCTACGAGCTGTTCGACGCCAGCGGGACGGACCTGAAACTGAGTCTCAGATGTCCAGTTGACCCCGGTACCCGTAGCAGTCCAGCGAGCCAGCCAGACACCAGGCTTCGAAACACTGGCGACAACGGCTGTGTACACCCCGCTGACGGGCCCTGAGACCGCTGGGGTACTGGGAGACCCGGAAGGGTCCGTAACGGCCAGAGAGACGCTCACAGCGCCACTGACAGGGTTACCGCTGTCGTCCAGTGGGTTCGCCGTAAGCGCGACGTCCTGACCAAGGAAGTAGATCAGCGGCATGGGTTACCTAGCCTTCGGCAGGAGCGTCAGCAGCCTTCGCCGCACGCTTGGGCTTGTTGGCCAGCGCGTCAGTTGCAGCCTGCTTGGCGTCTGCTAGTAGGTGGCGCGTGTGCTCGCTGAGCTTGTCAGCGTCAACCTTGTTCATCTCGTCAAGGGCCCACTGAAGTTCAGTGCGGGCAGCAGCCTCGCGAGCCTTGTCCTTCGTCGCCTGGGCGAAGCCGATTTCATCGACAAGCCCAACGGCGTAGTTGATGGGGTTCATGAGTTCCTCTCGTCGCTATGGGTGGGCAGGAGTAACGGGCGGGACCACGTACGGAATTCCGTAGGTGATCCCACCCGTCACAGGCTCACTTAGAACGAAGGCGGAACCAGGCCAGCACCAGAGATGACAGCCAGCGACTTCGGGAAGCGGGCAGGCTGGAACGACATGTAGTTGTACAGCCGCACGAACACGCTTAGCTGGTTGGCGTAGGTCTGGGCGAACGCCTCAGCCTTGACGTTGCCCTCCCAGGCGATCAGGTCCGAGAAGCGACCCACGATCACAGTGTCCTGGTTGGTCGCAGCGCCCTGGTTGGTCGGGATCAGCGCGTCGACGTAGACAGGCAGACCCTGAATGGTGCCCACGTAGCCCTGAGAGACAACGCCAGCGTCAGTGCCAAGCGCGTTCATCGGCGCATTGGCGTTCGGGACCACCAGCGGGCGACCGGTCGAGTCGGACGCAGCGAGCAGAGCAGCCCAACGGCGCGGGTGCATGATGATCGTGTCCGGCGGAAGGAAGCGGTTCGTGTGAATCTGCTGAACCGCATTCGCGATGGCCGAGTACAGACCCGCAACCGTGGTGGCAGTGATGGCCACAGCGTTGGTACCCGAGAGGGTAAGCAGGCCGGTCGGGTTACCACCGGTGCCCGAACCGCTCAGGATCAGGGAGTTGTACTGCTGCGCATAAGCGGCCGCAAGGTCGCCAAGGATGATGTCATCGACGTTCAGCGGGGACTGCTCGATCAGCTGAAGGGAAACGGTCTGGCCACCCGCAACGGTCGTCACGCTGGACGAAATCGAAGTCGTGGTCAGGTCAGTCTGCTGAATCGCAGTGTTCTGGGTGCCCTGAACGGCAACGGCCGTACCGGTCGCAACCTTCGGGATGCTCAGCGAGTCAGTACCGGCCGGTAGAGCCTGGGTCGGAACCAGGTTGCCAGTGATACGGCCCGGACGAGCAAGCTTCACGAACTGCTGCTCTAGCCAGACAGGCGGGACGAACTCGCCACCAGCGCCGTTGACCGTGGAAAGCGAACGCTGCTCCGCCGCACGGCCCTTGTTGTTCCGCTGTAGTCGGTCCATGGCGTCACGGTCGCCGTTCTGGCGCGCGTTCCACATGTCACGGAAGTAGGACTGACCACCCAGGCCAGACCGGTAAATCTCAGGCTCAG